AGACCTTCCACCGATTAAAGAAGATGAACCTGGCTTTGATCCAGACCTTCCTTTCAGCTATTCATTGGCCAAGCTTGTTGGCGGTATGGGGGTCGCAAATGCGGAAGGCACACTGGCACCGCAAGGACAGAACCCAAAACCATCACCAATGGCTGGCTTATCAACTAATGAAATTTCATCAATTTCAATGCCCACAAGTCTTTCTTTTTTACTATGGTCTTTCCTTAATTTAACTTTCTTCTTTGCCATAATCTTTTATTCCCCCGCGCCTTCTTCAGCCGGAACAACCTGTGATCGCCCACCAATACTGAAGCCAGTTATTTTTTTAGCCTGAACCAAAGACCAAATTTCATCATCAAAAATTTTAGCGATGCCAATAGCTGTTCCATTTTCTATCCGTACCTTGTTCATTGTCATGAATCCGGCGTCATCATTAACAACAAACATTTCCACAAACGCAATCTTTCGGCTGAATTCTTGATGCATGAATCCGCGTTCGGATCTAGCTGAAAGGCCAAGGTCAATTAAAAAGTCTTCATCGTTCTGAAAGGCCAGCTTCACCATATAGTTGTGAATAGCCTTTGTTATTTCTTCACCTGATACAATATCGTTTTGAAGGTCGAACTTTTCAGGTAATAAAATAGGGCCTGTGACCAATCGTTTTGCTTCATCGGCCTTTATAATAGTGAAGAACCCAAGATTCTTTTTAGTCTTCTTTGGTTTCTTTGGGTCTATGTGGCTTGGTTTACTGACAGACAGGCTTGATCTAATTTCACTTATTTTATCGCGTATAGAAATGGCCGACTGCTTTTGAAATAATATGTCAAAGAAGTTTTCCTTTTTAATTTGTTTTGGTGCCCTTTTATGGATTTCCATTTGGGCCTTCATTTGTTTAATGGCCTTGAAGACTGTTATATCTTGCAAGCCCGTCAAAATGAAAACTTCTTTGAACATTGCCCCGCTGAAACCTTCTGATTGTGTGGCGGCACGTTGGATATCAGAATCATCCAAATCTTCAAAGAAAGACTTCAAAAATTTAGTCCGCATAGTTTCATTAGGAAGATCAATAAAATATTTTTGGTCAAACCTAGAAGGTCTTTTCATCAACGCCGAATCCAACATGTGTGGATAATTTGTTGTTGCGATAAACAAAGTTTTTTCAATGGTGTTGACGCCATCTAAGAAGTTCAAAAACTCGGCACGCTTCCAATAACTATCACAAATTGCATCCACATCTTCAAAGACAATGACCTTGTTTGCAGCTTTTCCAAGACGCTGTTTCAAAAATTTACCCATGCCGCCATCGAAGTCTTGCGGTTCACAAAGAATGGCATAAGCGTTTTCAACATGTTCAGAAATAAAGTATTTGATAAATGTAGTCTTCCCGTTTCCAGGGGGTCCATACATAATCAGGCCACGCTTGTAAACAAGGCCCTTATGTTTATTATCTCTAAAAAACTTTTCAGACTTTGCGCTGAAGAAAAGTTCGGTGTCCCTTTTCAGCCTTGCCAACAGTTCATCATCAAGAATTGGGGTGACCGTTGTGTCATTAATAATCGGAATAATAATTGGCCCCATCATTGTTTGCTTGTATTGATAGACACCGAATTCATAATTTTTAATTTCTGTTTTGAAAATGTCATCTAGGTCATCGGCGTCATCAAAAAAGATGACCAAACTTTTACTATATTTATCCTTCAAACCACCAGCCGTGATAATAAAGGCTTCCAGTTTTTCACCTTTAACATGAAGGCTTTTATATTCTTGACCTTCAGCTTCATCATCAACAATGGAAGCACAAGTGTCAGAATAGGAAGCACTGACCACTTCATATTTTTCAGTGTTTGTCAGGACTTCAACAAATCTCTTTTCTGGGTATTCAACTGTTACAAATTTACGTTCGACGCCATGTGCATTTGCAATTTCTTCTAGCTCGTCAGCAACAGAACCCTTTAGTTCCTTACCTGTTTTTAAGAATATAAATTTTTGTGTATTGTATTTTTTAATTGATTTTGTAGAAGTCTTGGAAGAAAATTTGGCGTTTTCTATTCGGGTTCTTATTTTCCCAATTCGATCAGATATGCTTTCAATCGAACCACTCTGTGTTGGTTTCTGTTCTGGTGTTGTGGCATTTTCTGTCAGGGCATCAGCACCGGAACCTTCTTCGACTTCAGGAACACCTTCCTGTTTCTCACTTGCCGCCAAAAGACCGATAACAGCAATGACGCCATCTGTCACTTGAATACGTTGAAGACTAGCTTCTTGAAATTTATCCTTTGACCGAACATTGAAAACAAATGGGGATGCCGAGTCATTTCCTTCCAAGGAAGTGATTGGACTGAACCCGTTGTCCATGACAAACCGACGTGCAACACCAATGTCCCCGAATCGGTCACGGTTCAGAATAAGGCTTTCAATGTGAAGCCCCTCATTTAATGTGGACAAAGATTTGAAAACTGTTCTTTCAACAGCAACCTTCACAACTTCTTTGAAGTCAGATTTGTTCAATCTAGCAATCAACTTAAAGTCCAGTTCTGTTGGCCACTGTTCACTTTTAATATTTGAAATTTTGAAATCTTTTAAGGCTGGCACTGATTTGGCCGCTGCATCCACTTCATCTAATAGGTCACTAGGAAGCAAGGAAAGGAACGTGTTTCCACCCAATTCCGCTTCATGTGTGTGCAAGCCTGAAAGGGTTGTTGCGCTTGTTTGAAGTTCATGTTCGTGCGAAGTAACACTTTTAGTATCGAACTTTTGTGGGCCTTGTTCTGTTTGAATAGTTATTGTGTGTTCGTGTGGTTGACTTTCTGGGGCTGTTTTATTTTCGGTTCGATTGACTGGGTGCGAATGTTCACCTGAAAGGTCGGTCATTAAAAGTCTGTCGCCAACAAAGAAAAGATGTTTGTGCATCCCATCTTTATTAGTCTTTTCCGGTGATTGAAGACCATGCCTGTGTGCGCCGCCTTCACCAACGCTTTTGACTTTCTTAACTGACATTCAATCCCCTTGTATTCATTGGAACCTCTATTGTGTTATACAATGTTATACTTAACAAGTAATAAGTTTTCAAACATATTTTGTCCACTAAAAATTTTTCCCCTTTTAACTCGGATGTAGTTCAGACCGGCATCGAAAGTGCAAAGGTGGAACTATCACCCCCGCCTTGGCCAGCCTACTTTGAACGTCTGGGTCAGTCAGGCTTTGACCCGCTGACAGATTGAATTCGCCTAAATCTTTACGCCACGGTGCAAATTCCTTCAAATCTTCAACACTTTCCGCTTCCATGACACCCTTCATGAAGCCAGCCGATTGTTCTAAGGTGAAGACCCTTCCATCCATTTGTGAACAAATCTGTGAAGTCAGATTGTCAATGACCGCCACAAACTGAACCTGTGTGATTCCGCCCTGTTGCATTGATTGAATATTTGCACCGTTTCGGGTCAGTGTGACATTTGTGGCTGAAAGGCCCTGGTGATAAGCGTTGATTGAATTGATTCCCTGTGCGCGGATAGAAGGTGGAACACTCTGAATGAAGGCGCTTCCACCAAGCTTTCTAGTTAATTCCCTTTGCAAAAATTTTCCCGCCTGTGCTTTGTTTAAGCCCTTTTCAAAAACAGCTTCATTGATTGTTTTTGCAATGAATGGCTGAAGGGTTCTAGGAAAATGGGTTCCAATTGAAGTGGCCTGAAGTGCCGCCATCTGAACAACAAATTCTTCGGTGCCAATTTCAAAGCCAAGTGCAATTGCTGTTTCTTCCCCCTGTTTCTGAACCCGCTTATTTAGTTCAGAACTGAACTTCTTTTCAAAATTCTTTTGTCCAATATTAAAAATCTTTTTTGTGTCTCGTAAAATTCTTGGACCAATTTCCTTTTCAATAGTATTGTACGCTTTTTCTATTTCTTTGAAAACCCTGGCTTCATCTTTCTTTGTGAAGGTCTTATTTGGATTCCCACGGATACTGTTGACCGCGTTATTTATGGCCCTGGTTGCACGCTTATTCCATACACGAACTAGGAAACGGGTCAAAGTCTTTTCAATTCGATTGATTGTTGTTCCATCATTATCCCCATCAACCTTTTCCAAAATTTCTGATAGGACAGCGTGAATCCTTTCGCGCTTTAAGTATGGAACACCCTTAAATGATTCAATGTTCAACGTCAAAATATTCACCGTGTGGTTTCCCAAATGATTCCAAATCCAAACTATCTTCTAAACGGTCGCGAATAAAAGCTAGTGTATCTAATGCCGTTTCGGGTTTTGAAATCAAATCATTAAGAATCTTTCCCATGTCCACGCCGTCAAAAATTTGATCCACCAATTCCACTGGTATTTGTCGAAGGGTAGTTCTATTAAGTTTACCGGCAACATTTGCCGTATTGGGTGGCCTACCATTTGGGCCGGATGGTTTTGGGTTCTGTCCTTGCGGTGCCAGTGTGCCTTCCGCATTTGCGACCCCCATACCGCCAACAAGCTTGGCCAATGAATAGCTGAAAGGAAGGTCTGGATCAAAGCCAGGTTCATCTTCTTTAATCGGTGGAAGGTCT